TCTATTTTTAATTGCTAATAAAGACGTCTCGAATAACTTGGGTGATTCGAATATATAGTGTAACGCAAAGTTATAACATACGACATCGTATTTCCTTTGTGGACACGCGAATATATCACCTTCATAAAAGTTGACGCGTATTTTCATATTCTTGGCACGCGACTTAGCCTCCTTAAGTGAGTCTGGGTTTGGTTCACACATGCTTATATTAGCCCCCGCGTGTCGCCACTTTTGGAGATCACCACCGAATCCACATCCTACATCCAAAATACTGTCGCCTTCGCGGGTAGCCGATTGGATGAGGAGACGCTTAGACTCGTTATGGTACTTACGTATCTCCTCCATTTATTTATAATGGTTTTTCTTTTTTAAATGGAGTTACTAAGGTTAAAAACAATCAATATACAATAATAAAAAATATAATAAATACAAAACCTAAGTATAAGAGGCTTAAACAGAAGATACTATTTAATCATATAAAACAATGTCAACTCTTGAACAAGATTACACGACCGTTCCCGGTCAATTATACGCGTGTCTTTCCGTCATAGGACCGGAAGCGCCACAAAAGAACGATAAGTTCGGAATTAAGATCCGGGGTGCATTTAATTCTAGAGATGAGGCTGCATCGCACGCTAAACGTCTTCAAAAAGAAGATGCGACGTTCGATATTTACGTTGTTGATCTGTATAAATGGTTGTTAATCCCACCCGATCCGACAAAGATCGAAGACGTTCATTATACGAATGAAAAGCTCGAAGAACTTATGTCTGGATACAAAGAAAATCAAGCACAAGCGGCACAGATGTTTGCGGAACGTAAACGTGACATGGTCGAAAGTGCATCTACATTTATGAAACCAGGTGATGAAAACTCGAAGTATTACACGAAACCGGATGAACCACCAATCAGTCACCCAGCCGAAGTTCTCGAACGCCTTCAAAAGGAAAAACCAGATACACCAATGGAGGAACTTGTTAAGGAAGCGGATGAAACCGTTGCTAAAGAAATTGAAGAAAGAAAGGAAAAACGTGAAGCTGAGGCGAAGGTAGCTATCGAAAAAGAGGCGGTTGATAAGGGGTTTAATTCAGTTGAAGCAATGGAAAAGTTCAATAATGAAAAGTCTGTATCGTCTACGGAAGCTCAGGATACTAAAGGTGAAGGAGAAGTCGAGGAAGGTGAAGAGGTAGAATCTAAATAAATTTGTTATATAAATGTAAGAATGTTGAGTATTATACTAAATATAATCACCATAATTATTGTTTTAGCCATGGTCGGTTTATTTTTACGATTGTATGAAGATCGAAAAAGTAAATCGGGTACTGAAAATGTGAGTGCGTCTGATGTCGCACAAGATATACTAAAAGACCCACTCGTTGTAAGTCGTGCATATTTTACGGGATCCAAAATTGGTCCTATTGGTGATTTTAAAGGACAACAAACGTCGTCTGAACATTTGTGGGTTAGAGGTAAACCTATCCAGGTCTAAGAATGACTGGTTGCATGGTCTTACCCATAAAAAACCCCAAAATAAAGGATACAAATATAATAATGTACGCCGTTTTATCTAAATTTGTAAATATATCTTCCTTTTGTGTCTGTTGTGGATACGGTTCGTAATACTGTTGTTGCGGTGGCGGAAAATAATACTGTTCTTTATTTTCCGGCTCTGGTTCATCTGGTTGATGTTCATGTTCTTTACCTGTAAATTCATCTGGATCATAGTTTATAGGTGTACCAACTTCAGCTTCCATTTATAAAATGTAAACCTATTTTTTTAAGCTCTATATTACTCAGCTTCTTCCTCTTCCTCTTCTTCCTCTTCGTCAACGACAAACCCTTTTAAATTACCGTTTTCGTCCATATCACTATCCTCATCTTCAAAATCATCCTCATCATCTGTTTGAAGGAGATCAATTTCACTTTCTACTTCCGATTCGGTTTCATAATCATTATCCGAAAAATCATCTTCTGGAACATCTTCCAGTGGATCTAAACGTTCTGGAACCTTTGAGACTCTCCCTGAACGTGTACGCGTAGAAACAATTGTTTTTGTCATTATAAAGTAATGTGTGTTTATTCTTTTAAATACATTACGCAGCGTTAATTGATTCATTTATTAAAACAAGGCTAAATTCAGCGTTTATGCTGTTCGCTAACGTGTCTAACTCTTCTATAACACTTGTATCCGTAGAAACGGTATATAATGCAAGTTCTCGTAAGTTTTCGAGTGCACGGTTTAATAACTTTTCTGAAACTTCTGTATGTGATGTATATTCTATAGCCATGTTTATGTTTGCTAAAAACTCCCTGTATAAAACTTCATTTAATCCTGAGTATGGTAAAGTTTCGCGTATGAGTTTAGTTATATGTTTTGTACCTGTATCTTTTTTTATTAAAGTTGATGCCAAATATACAACGAGTGCAATTAATATTACAGCTAACATTCTATAAAGTACTGACAATTTTATCTGTAAGATTGTGTGCGCGACATTTACATTTACACACCTGATGTATTTGACTTTTAAGTATATTGAATGAAATCGTTTCTTTACATACATCACACGATTCTTTCGTGGTTACAGTATATTTCTTAACACCTTCGCGTTTGAGTGATTCTATGACGAACGTTTCTTTTTTAACGATATACTTTTTTATAAACTTTTCGAGTAAGTTCTGTTCTGGTTCTACAACAACTTTCTTTTTTGGTGTATACGTTTCAACTTTACCATCTTCGTAAAGAATATCAGTTATTTTGTTAGAGAGTTGATGTCGTCTTCCCGAAAAATCTTTACAAAACCCATGCGGTCTTAGTACGTTAGTAGTCGAAAAACACTTTTGGGCTACAGTATCACCTACTATATGAAACCATACGTGATTGGAATTATGATTACATTTTTTATTTTCACAATATTTAGAATTTGTGGAGACGAGAAACTGTTTGTTATATTTAAACATTTTAGTGATTGATGCGGTAGTCTGTCCTTCTACATGTTTACGAACGAATGCTTCGACGAGTAAAAGAGCCTCTTGGTCCTTGAACTCATTTTTAGTTTGTAATGTTGTAAATGTAACTTCTTCACGAGTTCCTTCTATGATAACCGGTTCCACACTTTGTGTACGTAAAGTTGCCATGTGTAATATGTCAACGGATGGTTTTTGTTCAGTCTTTTGTAATGTGGATGAAGGACCGTGTTTATATATAAATATGGGTAAATATTCACTTTGTGTTTCTTTACCCGTGTTATTACATAAGTCACATCCCTGACCGGCACACGCTTCATGTTTTCCCTTTTTATGTGACCACGGCATACGGAACCCACTTCCCTTCGTATTACGTGAATTATTACCGTAGACTGAAATATCAACAATATCTTTCCAATCACGTGATCCGTACGCTAAGTTTAACGTATTTATAACATGATCTCTGATACCCAATGCAGATGATCTATTTACAACAAACCCTGACCAGTTTATATGTATGCCCGTTTTTATGAGTGTGTCTATGGGTTTAGGTTCGGCGACAGATATCAAAGCGTCTTTACCACCAAACTTTGATACTTTGTCACATATGACTTTACATACACTCTTAATCTGTTCAAATGACATTTCTTCATCATCTTTATAATCAAGATCCATGAAAAAATTGTAATTTTCCGTTTTCTGTTCAACGACAAATATCTTTTCACCTGAATTATATACTTCTACACATTTTTCGTAAAAGTCATTCAATTTATCAAATGGCACGGAGAGGACACCACCGTCCATGAGCACATGTGATAAATCGGAGTTATTAGAAAAACCTTGGTCTTTACACCAACGTTTAAACATACTTACCTATTAATCTATTTATTTTTTTATACTGTTTATTCATCTTCATACTCGTGACGCCAAATGGAGCGTCTATATGAGACTTCTGGATAATTTTCTTCTTCTGATAAATTTTTCTTTAAAACGAGGAGTTCATAAACTTTATCCTCTTTATGTAATTCAACGTACCTTTCTGCTCTTTCTGATGTATATCCATGCCTTTCAATGAGAAGCTCTTGTATTTGAGATAAAATATAGTTCTTTGACTTCATTATTTAATAGAGAAGGTTTTTCTATCGAGAGAAGTTACACACGCGTAAAATTCTGGATTGTTAAGTACGTTTTTAACAATACGATCCCATTGTTTTTTCGTACTGAACTCTGAAAGTGTTTCAAAATTCATGAAATCATTTTCATCATGTGTTCTCTTGATGGGCTGTTTCTGAATCTTACGAAGATTCATTTTCTGTTTTTCATCGTTAAACTTTCGTATAAGTTCAGCCTGTTCCTGTATTGTATAGTTTACGAAAAACACGTAAACGTTATATTCGAGTTCCACTCCTGGACTTTCCGTTACTACAAACTTAAATTCTGTATATTCACCTTTTTTCAAAGAAACAACCCCCCTGGTTTCTTCTTCGAGTTCTCTCAAAGCACATCTAATGGGATTTGGAATCTCTCTTCGCCTACACCCTCCGGTGACGAAAATCCAATCTTTGAATCTTCGATCACGGACAGTGAGAAATCGTGGTTTATCACCTATAAAAGTGACGGGGACTGCAATTGCTTTGTATTTTTTCATTGCTTATTTGCAAGTTATAATTGAATAAGATGATTATTCTGAAGATTCTTCTTCACTTTCATCAACTTGGGTTTCTAAAACTTCATCTTTTTCCATTTCTACAACTGGTATAGAATTTACTTGTGGTGGTCTGGATAAATGTGTCATGAGGTTTCCATAAAATCCTTTAACATTATCCATTTCTGATTTCGTTTTGTTAAGTTCTCTGTACATGTACATTGTGGCAACAATACACATGAGCACGGCAACTATAGTCGCGGTATCGCGATCGAATGTAAACATTTTATATATAAAATTACGAGCTAATTTTTTAAGTTCCTATAATCGCACCCATGTGCGTTTTCTTTTCGGTTGGACACGGGTACCCCATTTTTCCAAATTGTATTTCCTGGTAATGTCCTTCTTTACACTCTGCATTCTGAGGAGGTTTTTCCGGTTTTTTACCAACCAAATGATCTAAAGTACCTGATTTTGGGTCATACGTTATAACAAAGACAAATGCTATGAGAAAAATTAATTGCCAAAACATTTATAATAAGCGGCTAAATTAAATTACTTAGTTGGAATACATCAAACCACCCATACCATTTTCGATACGGAGGATGTTGTAGTTGACGGCGTATATAGTATTAGCGAACGATGTATTATCGGAAACAAGTCTCGCGGAATCAAGTCTACTAAAGTTGAGCGAACCCGTTGGTTGAACCTTAGCGGTGTCGAGACAGAATGGAACCAATGTCAAGTTATCAGCGGTACAGTCACCAGCAGTTGTATGGTAATAGATTGGGACGGAAGTAAAGTGTGGGATAACGGTCTTCGCATCAGTAACATCCGTACCGTTAATTTGAAGTTTCAATTTATCGGCGGCGGACATAGCATTTACAGCAACCAAATATTTCATTGGGTGGTTGAAGTTGAGCTCTTGAGTCTTGGAAGCGGAGGCAACAGCCTTTTGTGTTTGTGTAATAAGCATGTTTTGTGGTGTGGAAGACAAAGCTGTGCGCTCATCGGTGTCGAGGTGAATGAATTGAACGTAGACTTCCGCATCGGCTGTGGCTGTAGCACCCCATGTGATTCTCAATTCAACATCGTGATATTGAAGAGCAATCAATGGGATCGCCGACTGGGCATTCTCACAAAACGAAAACCTGAGTGGGTAGAACTTTTCAGCATCGTAAGTAGATTTAGAGTACGTTTGGTTCATAACGGTTGGCGCGAGGGTCGCAGAAAATTCATAATCTTGTTCGTCAATGACTTGTCCACCAATGAGAAGTTCAACCTTGGAAATTCTGAGGTTCCAGTCAGTACGGTTACCAGCTCTATTAGAGATATAGACATACCCGACC